CCGGCTCCAGTCGTCGATGCTGCAGATCACGCCGATCGAACCGACGTCGGTCGTGCGCGTCGCCATGACCGTCTGGGCCTGGCTCGCCAGGTAGTAGGCGGCCGAGCACATCATCCCGTCGGCCGCGCCGAACACCGGCTTGTGCTGCCGCGCCGCGAAGATGTCCTGCGCGGTCTCGTCGATCCAGTCGACGCTGCCGCCCGGGCTGTTGACGTCGAGCAGCAGGGCCTTCACCTGGTCGTCGGCGACCGCCTTCGCGACCTGCGCGCGGATCGTCTCGCAGGACGTGCCCTGCGGCTGCGAGCTGCCGTTCACCTGCGAGGAGTGCCGCGCGATGATGCCGGTGATCGGGATCACCGCGACGCCGCCCTCCAGGACCTGGAAGTCGCGTTCGCGCTTGCTGCCGCCGGCGGTCGCGGCCGCGATCTCCTCCTCGGTCAGCCGCACGCCGCTGACGTGGCGCGCCACGATCTCGCAGAGGCGCCGGTGGTAGGTCGGCTCGAGCGCCCATACCTTCGACAGCACGAGGCTGAGCAGGTCTCCGGTCTTCCGCGTCACGGCTGGTCCTCCTGTTGCTCCGGAACCTCTGGGGCGACGCCGGCGCCGACGGGCACCTGCTGCTGCACCTGGCCGGACCCGGGCAGCGGCGCCGGGTCGAGATGCATCTCCTTGCGCATCTCGTGCCAACGCTGCTCGACCTCGAGGTTCTGGCGCAGGTGGTCCTCCCAGTCCCGGCCCTGCCGGTGGGCCTCGATCGCCAGGTTCGACAGGCCGGTGCGCAGCGAGGTTTCGGTGGCCGCGCTCTCGCTCTTCGGGTCGACCCAGCGCCACCCGTCCGGCATCCATTCGCACGCGGTCCAGACGTCGCGCAGCGCATAGAAGTCGTGGACCAGGAACTCGCCCTTGAGCCAGGCTTCCTCGAGCACGGCCTCGTAGCACGGCTGGCAGAAGCAGTGCACCAGGTCTGCCTGCTCGATCTCGAACCCCCGCTGCGCCTCGAGCTTCGCGGCGCGCGTGTTGGAGAAGTTGCTCTGGGTGAAGTCGAGCAGCACCAGCTCGAGCGGCAGCTCGACCGCCGCGCCGGTCATCTTGACGAGCAGCTGGATGTGGGAGTTGAACGTTTCGCCGCCACGCTTCGGCTCGTTCATCACGACCGATTCGCCGGGCGCCAGCTGCTGGAAGACGGCCGGCTGCAGCGGCATCTCGATCCGGCCAGTGGCCGGGTTCCGGCCCTGCGCGCCCCAGGCCTGCGGGTCCCGCAGTATCCAGCCGGCGAAGCACGATTCGATCCGCTTCGCCACGCGCTCGGCCTCGAGGGTGCTGCCGAGGTCCCGCAGGGTGGTCATGGCTGGCGCCAGCAACGGCTCGCCGCGGGTCTGGTTGGGCCGACGGATCCGGGCCAGGTGGCCGAACCGCACGCTTCCGTTGCCGTCGCGCACCGGCACCTTCCGCCAGCTGCGGCGGCCGCCGGAGCGCGCCAGGTGCCCGTCCCCTGGGTGCTCCTCGAGCACCCAGTAGGCGACCGGCTCGCCGCTCGCGCCGAGCTCGACGCCGCTGCGGATCCTGCCGTTGTCCTCCTTGCCGGCCGGCGTGTCGACCCGATCGCTCTCGACCACCTCGACGACGGTCTCGTAGGGCTGGCCCTGGCGCCGCATCATCGCGAGGTGCCAGAAGGCCTCGCCGTCCTCGTCGCGCCGGCGCTGCACCAGCCGCTGCAGGCTGTAGAAGCTCTGACGATGGTCGAGGGAGGCGCCGCGCATCCACCGGGCGAAGATCCGCTCGGCGACCCGGCGCAGCTCGCGAGCCTGCTCGATGCTCACGCCCGCGATCTTCGGGTCGATCAGGCTCTGCGGCCTGAGCCCGCAGCCGACCACGTTGCGCTGCTTCCCGTGCAGGATCGACGCGGCGATCGGGTTGTTGCGCGCGAGCTCGCGGCAGCGCTGCCGGAGCTTCGGCAGCTGCGTCAGCAGGATGGCGTCGGCCGAGCCGTCACCGCCGATCCAGTCGCCGTAGAGCCGGTCGCTGCGTGCACCGTCGTAGCCGATGCGCGCCTCGGCCATGGCCCGGCGGAACTGCTGCCGGCGGAATCCCCAGGACGGCGATACGGCGGCGATCGCCCGATCGAGCAGCGTGGGCTCGTCGTCACGCATCCGGGGCCTCGAATCGGACGGGCAGGAACTCGTCGCCGGCGGCGCGCGCCGCGGCCACCGCGACGACGGTCTGGATCTCGGAACGCCGGCGCTGCAGGAACGCGATGTCGACGCGGCGGCCGATGCCGTCCGGGCCTTGCCACTCGACGAGCCCGCCGCTGCGGTAGAACTTGTCGATCGCGTTCTCGATCAGGACCAGCTCTTCGGCCGGGGTCACGGGCCGCGAGGATGCGGCGACGAGCCGGCCGGGCGCTATGGGGCCGGAACGCCAGGCGGTCCTAACTCAATTTCACTGCTCTTGTAGACGTTCCCGCAGTCCCGGCATGTGTGCCACCTGGTCGGCGGCCGAACCGTGTACGTGCTCTTCCGCTTGCTCCCGCACTTCCCGCACCGGATCGGGACCCACAGCACGCCGGCGATCCTGCCGATCACCGTCTCCGGAACGAGGCCCAGCATCCGAAGGCAATCGGGGCAAGTGACCGGCCCCAAGTGTCCACGCGTCATCGGCAAGCCGCACACGGTGACGTCGCTTGTCTTCCCGAACTGGTGGACGACCGTGCTCGGCGGCAGCGGGAACTCGCGCTTCACCACGTCGAGTCGCCCTCCAGGCTGTCGTGGCCACCGATCGACCAGCCGCGCCGCCGGCGCCGCGGGTCGTCCCGAAACCGGTGCTCGTCCGCCAGGTCGCCGGGTGTGACCTCCTGGTGTCCACCGAACTCGCCGGCCGTGGCCGCCACCGGCTCGCCGTGCTGCTGCTGCTCGCGGCCACCGCGCCCCGCCTGCCAGCCGACCGTCCGGTACATCGCGGCAAACGCGAGCGTCTCGCAGTCCCACCAGTCGTTGCGCACGTGCCCCGGCTTCAGGGTCCAGTAGGTCTGGCCGTTCCGGCTGACCTTGTGCTCGGCGCGCATGTGCGTCAGGTAGTGGTCGAGCTGCCCCTCCGCGTTCGAGTGCAGGCGCCACGGCGCGCGGCTGCCGGCGATCGCGGCCGCGACCAGGTCCTTGAACATCAGCGTATTGACGACCCACAGCTGCAGGCCGCCGACCAGGACGCGGCCGCTGCCCGGGTGCTTGTCGATCGTCGAGGCCTTGAACGGCCCGTCCATCGACCTGACGCCTTTCGACGGCGACACGAGGCCGCGGTAGGCGCGGCAGAACTCGTAGACCTCGTCCTGCCTGGTGCCGTCGCCCGAGTCGACGAACGCGAACGTCAGGCCGAGGCCGAACCAGTTCGGCAGCACCACGCCGTCTTCGACACCGCTCCAGGTCCTGACGTTCCCGCTCGCCACGAGCCAGGACTCGCCGTTGTCGGCCCAGGCCCGCACGACGTAGAAGATGCCTAGCTTCGTGCCCTGCACGTCGAGGCCGGCCGTGACCATCGTGACCTTCTCGCCCTCCGGCACGGTGCCGCGCTCATAGGGCGCGATGCAGCGCTCGAGGTCGTCCTTCTTGACCGAGTCCTGCGTGTCCTCCCAGGGCAGCGCCAGGATCTGGCGCACGAAGTCCGCGTAGTCCTCGGTCAGGAACCGGTAGACGATCTCGCTGAGGTTCAGGCTCGGCGAGTAGAGCGAGCTGAGCTGGTAGCCGCGGTGCCGCGAGACCCTGCCGCCCGTGACCTTGCCCCAATCGTCGACCGTCGCGGCGGCGGGGACCCACACGCCATCGGCGAGCGCGTCGCGCCGCTGCGCGTCGGTGATCACCTGGCCGCACTCGACGCACGGATAGACCGCGGACTCGCAAGCCTTCTCCGGGTCCTCGTCCTTCTCCCAGCGGACGTGCTCCCACTCGAGCGTTTGGTGCTTGCCGCAGTGCGGGCACGGGATCCAGAGCCTGCGCTGATCGCTCTTCAGGTAGCTCTGCCAGACCTTGCCCTTCTGCCAGGTCGGCGTGCTGGTCTTGACGATCTTCCTGTTCGGGTACGTGTTCGTGCGCTGCGCGGCCATCGACAGCGGGTCGCCCTGCTTCGTGTCTTCCATCTCGTCGACTTCGTCGAGCGCGACGAACCGGACCGGTCGACCCTTG